CGGCGCGGCTGCCGTCGCACTCGGTCAGCTGGCGTCCACAGGCGCAGTACGGGACCTCCCGGCAAGCCTCGCGCATGGCCTCCGCGCCTCGGCGGAAGGCGTCTTTTGACGCTGTTTCCCATTTCTCCGCACGCTTGCACGCTTTCAGAAATAGGTTCTCCAGACTGGCAACATGCGCCGCGTCGCTCGGCGTAATCTCTGCCAGCGTTTCGTTCAGCACGACGCGAGCTTGGCGGGCGTGCGCGTGTATTTTCTGGGCTGCGCTGCTCGTGCTCTCGTACTCGTCGAGCGAGACAATGTGCAGCACGCCCCGCAGCCTCTCGATCTGCAAGCGTAGACCGTCCACCTCCGCGCGCGCCTCGTCGCGCTCGCGCACCAGCTCCGCATGGATGAGCGCGGCGTCAATCACGCGAGCTTTCGCCTCGTCGCGCTCGCGCTGACACCCGTCAATCAGCGCGCTCAGCGCCTCACATTTTTCGCAGATCATCTCGTCCGTCCTCCTGGCGCGCACATCGCGCACCCGTTGATTCGCCGCCCGTCGCGCACGCGACGGAGCCAGCATTCCCATACGCTCGAGCGAAACCGACACCGCGTGCACTCGACGGCAACGCGGCGGCGGTCCGCATAGGAGGCGGGGTCGCCTGCGTGCGTGATGCGATGCACGCCGACGACCTCGCCGACCTTGAACGCGAGCTCCCTGCGGTGCCCGCGCACGAACCTCACGGCTTCTTCGCCCAGGGCGGGGCGGCCTTCGCGGGCGGGGCGGCCTTCGCCGCCGGTGCGGGCGGCGCAGCGCCGTCGAGCGACTTCGAGCCGCTCACCTCGTTGCTCGCGTCGTAGCCGTTCGCGGCTTCGCGAACCTTCACCTTGATCGAGGCCGCCGAGCCGATGAGCTCGTCGGTGTCGCCGAGGCGGGGCTTCCCGATGGCGCGCAGGAGCTCCGCGAGCTGCTGACGCCCGATGGTCTCCGCCGCGGAGTTCGCGTTGCGGACGTTGTAGTTCGACCAGACCTTGCGGCCCGCCGGGTCGGCGACGGTGAACTCGACCCGGAGGTAGGAGCCGGTGCCCGTCTTCGTTTGGCGCACCTCTGCGCCGGTGATGGTGGCCGTGTACCAGCCAGCGGGGAGAAGCTCGAAGGAACGTTCGGCGGCGGGACCTTCGGATCCGTCAAATTCAAACTGAGCCTTGTTACTTGGATTCCTTGCGGGTGATGGTGAACGAGGGACGACCTGGGGTCGTCGTGATTGCGCCGAGGAGCGGCGCGGTGATGGTCTGCGCTGCGGCCTTCCAGGCGGCGGCGTTGATGTCCGCCGACCATCGGAAGAGCGAGGAGAGGTGCTCCGAGATGCCGTGCTCGGCGGCGAGCTCTTGCAGGCGGTCGGTGTCGATCTTCCGGTTCAGGCGACCGACGACCTTGATCGCGAAGCCCTGCTCCGTCGTCGATGAGGTGGTGCCCTCCTTGCCCTCTGGGATGGCGAGGAGCTCGACGAGGCGGTCTTCGATTGTGCGGCGACGAGCGACGGCGATCGCCTCGTCGGTCTTCGCGTCGCTCCACTGGCGGGCGAGGTCGTCTAGCTCCTGCGTCATGCTGCACCCCCAATCTTGCGGATGACCGCGCCGAGATCGGGCGCTTCCCAGGCGTCGAGACGCCCCGAGCGATCCTTCGCCGTCCAGAGGCCGTCGGGGGCGCACATGAGGGCGCGTTGCGGCGCACCGTCGGCGTCCTTCTCGACGCGCAGGGCGAGCACCTCGTCGAAAAAGTAGGGCAGCGCTTGCCCTGTCTTGTTGCCGGGCATCGACGGGGCGTAGGAGACGCGCCCCATCTCGTCGGCGGACTTCTCCAGCTTCGCGCTCATGTATACGTTGCGGGGCAAGTCGCGGAACGCGCGGATCAAATCCGTCATCTGCTCCTGCATCGCGCCGTACGCCTGGCGCGGGTCCTTCGCGACCTTCTTCTCGTGGTTGAGGACGACCTCGGCGATTTCCGAGATGGAGTCGATCGCGACCGACTCGAAGGCGCGGGCCTCGTCGGACTCGGCGACCCACGCGAAGGCTTCGTGGAGCTCCGCCATCGTCGAGACCTCGACGTACGGCAGGTCTTCGCCGACGAGGCTGAGGAGCCCTGCTTCCGCCGAGATGATGACTGGGTTCGGCAGGGTGCGGATGAGCGTGGTTTTCCCGGCTCCGGCAGCGCCGAAGACGAGGAGCTTGACGCCGTTCGCGTGAGCGTTCGACGTGCGTTTGACTGAGATTGCCATGGTGTCTTTCTCCGACGGGTCCGGTGATTCGGGTTGGTCGGGGTGCGCGCATCTTGACCTTTGCGCGTGCGCGTGTCAAGAATGTTTTTCAAGAAAGGTTGAAACGAGATGACGACTGAAGAGGCAATCCAGCATTTTGGCGGACGGAAGGCGCTCGCGGACGCGCTTGGGGTGTGGCCACAGGTCATCTACCAGTGGGGCGAGCGGCCTCCGATGGGGCGGCAGTACGAGCTCGAAGTGAGGACGAGCGGCGTGCTGAAGGCGGACCGGGAGGAGGCGAGTCGATGAACATTGGGCGCGAGTCCTTCGAAATTCATCGTGGCGACGGAAGCGAGATGTCTTTGCGAACCGTCGTCAACGCTTACGCCAGCGAATCGCGCGCACTTCGGAAGGCGGCGAAGTACCGCGCTGAAGGGCTAAGAGTCTGCGTGTTCAAGTTCGCGAGCACGGAAACGGTGGAGAAGATCGATGGCTGACCTCACCCGCTACTTCGGAGGACAAGCCTTCATCCCGGCGAACGTAACGCCGCTCGTCCCGCCGGACCCACCCGAGACGCAAGCGCGCGAGGCGATGCTTGACGCTGGTCTTATTCCACCGGAGACCGTGCACCTCGATGGCAAGCTGCACCGTTTCTCGACGAACCCGCGCAAGCGATCCGACAAGACGGCGTGGTACATTTTCTTCCCCGATGGCATCCCAGCGGGGCGCTTCGGCGACTGGAAGACGGGCCTCGACGTGCCGTGGAGGGCGCAGGCCGGACGCGAGCTCACCGACGCCGACCACACGGCGTACACACGCCGCATCGCCGAAGCAAAGAAGGCCCGCGACGAGGAGCTCGAGCGGACGCGCGCCATCGCGAAGGAGATGGTCGAAGGCATCTGGGCGTCGTGCCCCGGTGCCGACGAGACGCACCCGTACCTAGCCCGTAAAGGCGTTCGCGCGCACGGACTCCGCATCGCTCCCGACGGGCGGCTGCTTGCGCCCATCTACGCGATGGATGGTGAGCTCTGCTCGCTCCAGTACATCACGCACGAGGGCGAGAAGCGTTACCATCCAGGCGGGGCCGTCGGCGGTCGCTTCTGGGCGGTCGGCGTCTTCGACGACCCTGGGGCGGTCTACATCGCCGAGGGCTTCGCCACCGCCGCAACGATCCACGAGGTGACGGGTCGCCCTTGCGTCGTGGCGTACTCTGCGAGCAACCTCGTCCCCGTGGCTGGCATCTGGAGGGAGAAGCTCGGCGTGACCGCCGACATTGTGATCGTCGCCGACAACGACGCGAGCGCCGTCGGGCAACGCTACGCCGAGCAAGCGGCGGCGAAGCACGGGGCGCGCGTCGTCATGCCGCCGGAACCAGGCGACGCGAACGACTACCGCGCAGCGGGTCACGACCTTGCCGCGCTGCTCGTTCCAGCTCGCGAGGCATGGCTCATTCCCGCCGACGAATTCGCCTCGAAGCCCGCCCCGATCTCCTGGCTCGTCAAGGGATGGTGGCAAGCGGACGCGCTCATCATGGTGCACGGCCCGTCCGGCGGCGGGAAGACATTCGCCGTGCTCGACTGGGCGCTTCGCATGGCGGCGGGGCTCGAAGACTGGAACGGCTGCAAGGTTCGCCCCGGCCCCGTCGTCTACCTCGCCGGGGAGGGGCACCACGGGCTCCGGGGGCGCGTCGCAGCGTGGAAGCAGCACCACGGCGCGAAGTCGCTCCGCATGTGGCTCTCGAAGGCCGGGTGCGACCTCGACACGCCGGAGGGCTACCAGCGCGTCGCGCTCGCCATCCGCGAGCTCCCCGAGCGTCCCGGCGTCATCATTGTCGACACCCTGCACCGGTTTCTCTCCGGAGACGAGAACAGTTCCCAGGACGCCCGGCGGATGCTCGACGCCTGCGCTCGGCTCATGGGCGAGTTCGGGTGCTCCGTCGTCCTCGTGCACCACACCGGCGTGAACGAGGAGGCGCAACACCGGGCGCGCGGGTCGTCGGCTTGGCGCGGGGCGCTCGACATCGAGATTTCCGTCGTGCCCGGGAAGGACGGCGGGCCGCTTCAGATCGTCCAGCGGAAGAGCAAGGACGCCGAGCTCGCGGAGCCAGTGCACGCGCAGCTTGTCTCGGTGCAGATCGATGGCTGGTTCGACGAGGACGGCCAACCAGTGACGAGCGCGGTGCTGGTGCGGGCGGTCGAAATAGATGCACCGAAAGTGAAGCGCGACAGCCGAATCGACAAGCACCGCAAGACGTTCGAGAACGCCTGGTGGGCGTCGGGCGCTGAGGAGCGCGAGGGTCTCCCGTACGTGAGCCGGTCGGCGCTGCGCGAGTACCTGATGACGAACATGGGCATGAAGGAGGCTAACGCATCGCAGCATACGAAGCCGTCCGCCGAGCCCGGGAAGATGGTTCGAGACCTTCTCGACGCTGAACACATCATCACACACGAAAACGGATGGCGTACTATGCCGTCAATCGACGCAGATTCGATGCTTCTCAGGAAACGCACTGGATGAAATTGCGTGTAGTACGCAAGGTACTCTTCGAGATTTTGGAAGTACCGTACTCGGGTGGCAAATGCGTCTAGGCAGGTACGTACGTACGCTCTCTCTTAAGAGAGCGTACAACAGTACCGCCGTACGATGCGCGGTCGACGTACTGAGCGAGGGTGCGTCATGCGGTACGGCGGGAGTTCGCGATGACATGCGGAAGAAAAAAGAACCCCGATGCTTTTTTAGTTTGCATGTCGTCCGATTCCGTTGCATAACGACTGCACACCACGGCGAACACGCCGGAAACTGAAAGAAGCGAACCATGAACATCGACATCGCCACCGACTCCGACGGAAACGCCTTCTCGCTCATCAACTCGGCGGGCGACTTCGCCGGTCTCGCGACGTGGGAGCAGCTCCGCGACTCGCTCGACGCCAGCCCCGAGGGATGGATCTCGCACTCCTCCGGCCTCGACGTGTACGTCGAGGGGAACGAGGACGAGATGCGCTCGCTCCTCGCCGCCTACGACGCCGACAACGCC